GTAGCCGGGAGGCTTCGAACAAGCCGGTGGAGCCGACGTTCCCCCCGTTTAGAGTTTGCGCCGTGGGGGCCGCTAGGATATCCACATTGCGTCGGAGTGCGCCCCCGGGGTCACGACGGCTCACCTTTACCGTTGTGCCAAAATAATGTCCTTTATTCTATCCGCCAACCGAAACCCCGACTCCATCGAGGAGATGCGCAAGAATTGGGATGAATACCAAGTTCATCTTGAGGCGCTCAGAGACAGGTTTCCCGCGTCAGCGTTCGATATCGCGACGTCGACTTGGTGGTATCAGTTCAATCTACCCGAGGCTCCACATGATTCCCGGCTCGTCGCGTTCCGAATGGGTGATCACGGGGCCCCCACCTGGGACAATCATCAGTTCTCGTGGATCGAGATTGAGCTACACTCCGCGTATTCCGGAACGATCATACTGCGCTACCCGATCGTGTATCGCTACGAACTGAGGATGGCGGAATCATCGCAGGGGATTCATGGCGATTGGAGGTATGACGAGTTCACACTGACCGATGAAGGCAATCTCCTGCATACGATAGAGTGGGCCGATGGAGCGGTTTGGATCATTGAAGCCTCGGATTTGGAGCATCGCCACATACCGGACGCCACCGAATAATCAACAAGCGGCACAACAAGTCGGCTCATCCAACGGCGGGTAACGTCCTTCTTTGAATTCGGGCTTCCTTCCCCGCCGTGGATGGCCTATTTCGTTGTCCCAAAATACCATGACCAAACTAGCCATTGTCGTCTCCATTCTTTCAGCGATCATCACGAGCTCCGTCTCGGCCGATGAGACGCCCGATCTCGCTGCTCCAACCGCCGCCTTAGTCGCTTATGATGCCGCATTGAAAAAGGGTGATCTTGATGCAGCTAAGGATTTGACCGCAAAGTTCAAGACGATTCCCGCTGAAGCACTTGAGCAGTATACTACCAAATATTCTGAAGGCGCTAAGGCGGGGAGATCTATCACGCCAGTCCCAGGATCGGCAAAAGTCATTGGTGACTTTGCAGTCGTGACCTTCGCCGATGGCAATAAGGATCGTCTTGATTATGACCCTGCGTACCTAATGAAGCAAAATGGCCAGTGGAAAGTCTTTCTGCGGCTGACGAGGTGGGATCACCCAATGTTCGATTTATCTGACGAACAGAAGAAGCACCTTGGAGATCTAAAAGAATGGTTCAGTGCAGAGAAGACTCGATTGTATGGCCGTTGACTGATGTTCACGCGGCGCCACCAGGATAATGCGGACAACAAGTCGTGGCGCACCAACCGGCTAAAGCTTTCCTGTCTCATTCCAAGCTCCTTTCAATTGCGCTGGTGGGCACACATTTAACGTTCGCCGGAAAATGGCATACATCACGCCTCACGACCCTAATTATCCCACGTGTGACCTCACGTTCGGGACCTTGTGCGTCTTGAGCGACGACATGCACCCGCAAGAGGTCACGTCCTTGCTCGGAATCAATCCTACGAAGTCGCAAGTTGCAGGTGAATCGAGAGTTAGTGGCACCCGCCGAATTGTCAACAAGCTGTCGGGTTGGTTTCTTTCTTCGGAGGGATTGCTGAGCAGTAGGGATTCCAGAGACCACCTTGACTGGTTACTCGCGAAGCTCAATGGCAAGGACGATGCGATTGCTGAGATCCACGGGCGGGGATGGCAGGCATACTTCCTCTTTTACTGGAGTTCATACAGTGGGCACGGCGGTCCGACCCTATCCCCGCCGCAGATGAAGCGCTTGGCCGAATTGAACCTTGAGATTTCCTTCGACTGCTATTTCCTCAACGACGAAGAAATCGCTCAGGTTCAAGAGCGAAGTGCAACAGAGTGTGGGCTAACCAGCTGTCGCGGAGCCCAGTAATGCAGCCCATGTAGTTGACTCCCATCCCAGCGCATGAGCGCGCTGACGGTCACCCTAGGAGCGGACATTACCGCGTTGAAGCGGGCAATGGCTGGCGCGAGCGACTTGGTCGGGGCCACCGCCAAGCGGATGGGGAAGCTCTCGGGTGCCGGGCTGGCGGGGCTGGGTAAGGGAGGCGCGGCGGCATTGCAGAAGGGCTTCGGGGTGGCCGGCCTCGCGCTGAAGGCATCGCTGGGTGCCGCGCTGACCGGGGGTGCTGCGGCGTTGGGAATCGGGGTGAAGGCAGTCAATGCGGCGGCCGACTTCGAGCAGACCAAGGTGGCGTTCACCACGCTGATTGGTGACGCGGGCAAGGCGGAGCAAACATTGGCGAAGCTGCGCGAGCTTGGTGCGGAAACGCCGTTTGAGTTCCCTGACCTTGCTGATGCGGGCCGCAAGTTGATTGCGTTTGGTGAAAATGCCGACTCGGTGCCGGACACGCTGCGGCGGATTGGCGACATCTCGGCAGGCGTGCAGGCACCGATCAGCGAGATTGCGGAGCTCTATGGCAAGGCACGGGTCCAAGGGCGCTTGTTTGGCGAGGACATCAACCAGCTAACCAACCGCGGGATTCCGATCATCCAAGAACTGGCGAAGCAATTTGGCGTGTCTGACTCCGAGGTGAAGAAGCTCGTTGAATCCGGTCAGGTCGGCTTCCCCAACATCGAGAAGGCGTTCATTTCGCTCACCTCGCAGGGTGGCAAGTTTGCCGGGATGATGGAGGCGCAGAGCAAGACGACTACCGGGCTCTTTTCGACCCTGAAGGACACGGTCAACGAGGTGTTCCTCACGCTTGGCCAGCCGATCAACGACGCGATTCGGCCGCTGATTGCCGAGGGGATCGGGCTGGTCCAGAAGCTTGCGCCCCTTGCCGCCCAGGCGGGTGCGGCGATCAAGGATGCCATCCAGCTGGTCATTGCTGCTTTCAAGAGCGGCCAACTGCTCGAACTGGTCGCCTCGGCATTGTCGCTCGGCTATGCGATTGCCGCAAACGCGCTGGTCAATGGACTGCGGACGGCCGTGGAGTTCTTCTGGAACCTGATCACCGATGGTGCGATGTGGAAGAGCCTCGGGACCACCTTGCTCGGGTTGGCGGCCGGTTTCGGGGCCGCTCTCCTCAACGCCTTCCAAACGCCCATCGTCTACCTGCAGGCGGGCATGGAGTGGGTGGTGGCCCACTTGCTCAAGGGGCTGCTAAAGATTCCTGGGATGAGCGACCTTTTGGGAATCGAGGCGGAATACGTGCAGACCGACTTCGGGAAAATCCTCAAGGAACGGAGGGAAACCGGGGCGGAGCTCTTTGGCTTCAACATGAAGGAGCTGGCCGAACAGGCGGACGGCTTGCTTGGCGAGGGGGTGCCAAAGCTCGGCGAACGAGTGGCAGAGGCGGCGCGCAAGGCGGGCGAAACGACCGGCTCGGAAGTGATCGACACGGCCGGCCTGCGCGAAAACTTCTCCAAGGTGGTCGACTCAATCCGCGAGACGATGCCGAAGCCTGAGGAGGTGAAGGCAGCAGGCAAGGCGGCTGGCCCGACAGCATCGAGTCAAGAAGTTGGTGAGGCGGCCATCTCGCGCATTGCCCCGATTGTCACGTCCCTGGCCAAAGTCGGTGGTGGCGGCTACTCGACAGGCCCACTCGATGCCCAGCGCGAGAACAACCGGCTCACCGGGGTAACCAACCGCCTGCTCAGCGATCTGAACCGGCGAGTCGACCGGCTCGGTGGACCAGGTAAAGCAGCGTTCAGTTGACGCGGCTGCCGGGCAGAGATGCCCAAGCACGTCGCCATCCGACCCGGCCAGCTTTACCCGCAACCAGGGTATTCGCTGCAAATCGACAAGGAGGGGAAGTGGACAGCCACCCAGGTCTTCCTCTGCCACCGGTCCTCGGCGGTCTCGCTCATGCCGCGGCCAGGCACAGAGCACCCCGAGGTTTCGTTCATCACTGTGTCCCAGGCGTCTGCGGAGTTCACCGAGGGCGATCTGGCGCAAATCACCTGCCAATATTCCGGGGCGGAGCCAAGCGCCGATGGTGGCGGGGGCGACCGGAATGAAAAAGCCAATGCCGTCTACACGATGGGGCTTTCCCTCTCTGAGGAGCCACTGCTGAGTCATCCGCGCTACAAAGACCTCCCTGCAAAGGAGCGCGAGGCGCTTCAGGAGATCCAATCCGGCAAGGACAAGGACGACCAGAACAACAAGCTCACCGACAAGGTCGTCAGCGCACGCGGGCGTGAGGCGCTTGCCAAGATCGAGCGCGGCCAGACGAGCTACTACAGCCCGCGGGTGACGTGGCGCGAAAGCTGGGTGCGCGACCGACCAGTCGAGGGGGCCGAGCTCAACAAAATTGGCAATATCGATGTGCCCAACGGGCCGGTCCCGGCACTCGCCGGTGGCCGCAACTGGCTGCTCAACGGGGTCACCCAGACGCAGGACGGCAAGTCGTTCCGCCTGGAGATGGAGTGGCTCGCCAGCGACCGCGGCGGCTGGGATCCGGAACTCTACACCAACTAACACGCGATGCGCCTGCCCGAGAAAAAGAAGCCGGGTGACCCGGTGATGGCCGCCGACTGGAACCTGCTCTTGGAAGCGATTGCCGCCCGCACGCCACGTCCAGGCACCGGGCTTGAGCTGATTGCCAGCTCAGGCGGATTCGCCTACTCGAAGCCTGGCCCGCCCCCGTATCACCACCGGATGCTGCCGCCATTTGCGGTGATCGTCATCGAGAAGCCAGAAGCGAACAACTTCCTCGTCACCCTCAAGGAGGGCTGGGTGATCGAGCGTCAACCCAAGAGCGGCGACAGCCCGGCGGTGAACTTCCACATGCCTGCCTATCAGGACAAGCCGCTCAACCAGACGCCACGGCCGCAGGTATCGATGTCCATTGGGGACACGCTCTGGTGCAAGGTGGTCACCGACATGGCCGGCAAGGTGGTTGGGGTTCCCGAGATCATTGCCAGTCCCTCCGAGGAGATTGGCTTCCACTACCGCCCGCAGAACCCGGAGGCATCGGGCAGCGACGGCGAGTATTTCGTGAAGCTGTTTCGCCTCGATGATGAGTCCGGCGTGCCCAAGGTGAGCGTTTTCCAACAGAGCGACGTCGAGCACTGGGCGCAGCTCTGGACCGGCGAGAATCTTGGCTACGGCGCGGATGTTTTCAAAGGCTGGGATGATGCCACCAACATCTACCAGTTCCGCAGCATCATCGCCGAAGAGGTTAGTGGCAGCGAGCCGCGCATCACCGTGACGCAGACTGCTGAGCAGATTGTCATTGGCGTTGAGGGGGCTGGCTCCGGTGACGACGGCTACGACTCAATCATCATCAACCCGGACGGCGACGACATCAAAGTCACCGAGAACCCGGCAGGCACATTCCAGATCCACTCCCGCCCGATCGAGAACGACGAGTCGAACCCATCTCCCATCCGCTTCACCTTTGGCGCGCCGCCAACTCCAGAGCAACTCGGCCCGTACCATCTCACGCTCATCAACGACAGCATGGAGGCCGCCTGGGACGGGGCGCCGACCACCAACCCGCTGACCACCCTAGGACTACACAAGATCGCGAGCATCGTCGGCGGTGGCGTGAAGAATGTCGTCCTCTACGGATGGGTTGAGGACATGCCCGAGGACCCTCCTTACGAACCGGACGAACCATACGAACCCGAAGAATGAGCGCGAACCATGTCAGATTTCTCGGCTTGGCTGACCCTGCGCTCGTTTTGAATGAGCGTGTGGCAGCGCCGGGCCAGCCACCGTATCAGACTCTGGATCTTACCTTGGAGCAGGCGGCACTTTACCTCTGGGTGGTGCGCCAGTGGGAGCTGGAGTTCAGCTACACCGCGGGATCGCTCTCAGGCACCATTTTATTCCAAACCAACCGCTCCGGGCCGGGCGGGCCGACGCCAACATCCGAGCGTGATCTCCTGTCAGCGCACCGCAACCCGTATACCCGATACTCCTATTTCGATGGCATCGGAGACTTCACCAGCGGAGCTCTCGCGTTGGACTCTCAGTTCTATCACGAGGCTGGCGTCTATTCATTCATCGTCGACCTTGCCCTCAACTCGCTCAAGGGGGCTTCGGGCGGCGAACCCTCGGTGGCATTTTTTATCGGCATGCTCAGCGGGATGGACTCCACGCCAGTGGATCTGACCATCGAGTTTGCGGGATACTCATTCGTGCTCACCGCC